AGATACACGCCAATGATTACAAATGCAGAGTCTCTTAAAAACTTATCAGACTTATTTAATACAAACTTACCTAATAATATGGGCGTTTCATTTGATCCATTTATTGATGGTGAACCTATGGCAATAGATGATTTACAACCAACTTTATTTGATATTCCATTTACTCCAACTGTTGAACCAGTTGTAGAACCAATTGTAGAAAATTTACCAAGTGTAGGATCATCACCTATAGATTTTTCATTCAATCCTTTTGAAGAAATACAATCTTACAAACCAGTAGAGATTGATCCAATACCTCAACCAGTAGATGTACCAGTTGATCCAATGCCATCTTATTTTGTACCTGAAACTCCAGTTGTATCTTTACAAGATAATCCAACAGGCCCAGTTGATATGCCTGCGGAAGTTTTTGAAGATAGAATGGAAGATGTCATGGACTATGATGACTTACAGGACATTATAAGAAACAAAGAAGTATTAACACAAATACCTGCTGAAGATGGCGTTAGAAATCAATATCAAGTTGAACTAGACAACTACATCAATGAGAGCGAAAACAAAAAAGAAACTTACTTAGATACGTTTCCTATTGGTGGCGCAATCAATCTAGGCATACCAAACATTTTTGAAAACGTAGTAGCTCCAGCAGTTATACCTGGACTTGGTATTGTAAAAGAAGCATCACAGTCATTTAATAATAACAATAACTTCTCAGCTCCATCACCATCACCATCGTTTAATGTTCCTTCACCAGGAATTGATTACAGCAATATTTATAAGTTTGGTAGATAATGGCAACTCAAGAAGAAATCTTAAAATCTAACGAAGCTGAATTAATTTTAAACAGCGAAACATTCAAAGAAGCCATAAAACACCTCAAAGACGAATACGTTAATCTTTGGTTATTAAGTAAACCAGAAGATGTAACCAATAGAGAATCCCTCCACAAAGCAATCAAATTGCTTCCCGAAGTAGAAAAACATCTACGCATCATCATAGAGAAAGGAAAAATAACAAAATCTCAGCTTGGCAGATTACACAAAGTTGTGTAAAAAATGTGCTAATTTTGTGTAAATACTGTTAAAATAAGATTTTACATTTTAGGAACCTATCATGGCAATAACGGAAAAACCGACTGCTTTACAATCCGACATGGAAAAAGCAGCTCATTCAATGGAAGCTCTACTGACTCCTCAAGAAGAAGCACCAGTAGAACCCCAAGAAGAAGCAGCAGTAGAAATTACTGAAGAAGCAATCGACCAAGAGATCGAAGAATTGATTGAGGAAGATGAATCTGAAGATGATGACTACGAAGAAGAAGAACAGTCAGAGGAAGATCAAGTAGAAAACTTGGAGTCCGAAGAACCTCAACTCTACACCATTAGTGTTAATGGCGAAGATAAAGAAGTTACCCTCGAAGAACTCCAAAGTGGATACAGTCGACAACAAGACTATACGCGCAAAACGCAAGAATTGGCTCAACAGCGAAAAGCTATTGAAAACCAACAACAAGAGTTAGCGCAAAAAGACGCAATTTATTCTCAGTTGCTACCGAAGTTAGAGGCAACATTGAAGGGTGAGTTAGCTAATGAACCAGATTGGAACGCTTTATACGAAGCAGATCCTATTGCTTATGTCCGAGAGAAGGACATTTGGAATGAGAAGAAGCAAAAGTTAGCATCCGTTCAAGCTGAACAGCAAAGGACTCAACAAGAGGCCCAAGTTGAACAGCAAAAGAAACTCGCAGAGTTTGTTGAATACGGAAACCAACAGTTGCTACAACAAATTCCAGAATGGCAAAACAACGAAGTTGCTGCAAAAGAAAAATTAGCAATTCGTGAATATGGGATCAATGTCTTAGGCTATTCGCCTCAAGAGATGGACTCAGTATATGATTATCGAGTTTTACTCGGTTTAAGAAATGCTTGGTTACAACAAAAGACAGTAGAAGCGACCAAAAAGAAGCCAACTGAAAAGAAGGCTGTGGCTCGGACAGCAAGACCTGGCACTTCAAACGTACCAAAGACTTCAACACCTGTGAAAAAAGCGCGTCAAAAATTAGCTAAATCTGGAAAAGTCCAAGATGCAGCTAAACTATTTGAACAAATTATTTAAACTTTTTAATATAGGAAAAATATCATGGCAAAAGTAACAAATGCTTTTGATACATATTCGGCTACCTCTGATAGAGAACAGTTAAGTGATGTTATCTATAACATATCTCCTCAGACAACTCCGTTTATGTCATCAATCGGAAAAAACTCAATCAAGAATGTAGTTTTTGATTGGCAAAGCGAGTCTCTACCAACAGCAAGTGGAGCTGGTAATCTTGAAGGTTTTGAACTATCAAGAGCAGCCTCAACTGCTACTGTTAGAAACAGCAACGTAGCAATGATCTCTAAAAGAGATGCAACTGTAACTGGCTCTCAACAAGCTAGTGATCCAGCAGGTAAAAAGTCAGAAATGGCTCATCAACTTGCTATTATGTCTAAAGCACTTAAAAGAGATATGGAAACAGCTCTCTGTCAAAAAGGAGCTAAAACAACTGGTAATGCTACAACTGCTCGTGTAACTGGTGGTTTCGAGTCTTGGATTACATCCAACGATTCAAGAGGAACTAATGGTGCATCAACAGGTGGCGGTGCTGCTCCAACAGACGGAACTCAAAGAGCTTTAACTGAAACTCTACTTAAAGATGTATTGGAGCTTTGCTTCACAAATGGTGGAGAGCCTTCAATGGCAATCTGTGGCCCTGTTAACAAACAGAAAATCTCAGGCTTCACAGGTAGAAGTTCAGCACGTCAAATGGTTGATGCAAACACAGTAGAGGCTTCTGTTTCTATTTACGCATCAGACTTTGGTGAGTTAAAAATCGTTCCATCTAACTTTAGTAGAGAAAGATCACTATTATTAGTAGATCCTGACTTTGCAAAAGTTTCTTTCTTAAGAGACTTTGAAACAGTCGACATTGCCACTATTGGTGATGCTGTTACTAAAATGATAGTAGTTGAGTATGGACTTGAAGTGAGCAACGAAGCTGCTCATGGTATAGTCGCTGACTTAACAACTTCATAAGTTAGTTAGATTTAGGGTGGTGTAAAAGCCACCCGCCTTTTTATTTATGTCATTAAAACGAACTGTTACCGATCACAAAACTGGCTACAAGTCAGAGTTCATCACCGAAGATGACAAGTTTGTTTATCACACAACTCAAGACGTTAATCCCGTCATTGACCACGTTAAGAAACTTAGAGATAATACTTTAAAGCCAGGCAAAGACCTTAGACATATTGCCGAAGTTCCTATGATTGTGTATCAAAAAGCAGTCAGAGAAGGATGGGATAGAGACTCAGCTAAGTGGAAAGAATGGCTAAACAACCCAGACAATAATGTCTTTAGAACTTGGCAAGGTAAAGTATGACATATGCAGAATTAAAAACTAATATCGCAAATTACTTAAATCGCTCAGATTTAACGTCATACATTGACACCTTTATTGACAGCACCGAAGCTGAACTCAATAGAAGATTAAGAACAAAAGAAATGATTAAAAGAGCTACTGCAACAGCAGATAGCCAATATTTAACTGTACCGACTGATTGGCAAGAAGCCATCAACGTAGAAATTACATCTAATAACTTTTCACCATTGTTTCAACAATCCATCGAAAGTTTAGATGTTTATAGAAAAGCAAATAACAATGCAGTTGGTCAACCTGTCTATTATGCAATGGTAGATGACTCAATAGAATTAGCACCAACTCCTGACAGTTCTTATACCCTACAGCTCACTTACTATGCTAAAATAAATCCGTTAAGTGATTCTAATACAACTAACTTTGTTTCAACGGATCATCCAGACGTTTATTTATATGGCGCATTAAAACACGCCAGCATATTTTTAATGGAAGATGACAGAATCCCTTTATTCACCAATCAGTTTGAAAAAGCATTGGAAGAAATAAGATTAGAACAAGAGAAAGCTGCATTTGGAAAAGGATCTTTAATGCAGAGAAGAAAAACTTACGGAAAGGCTGGTAAAAGAACTTATTACTGGTCTAATAATTAACAGGAGAAACTATGGCTGGATTTAGTGATTATTTAGAAGATAAAGTTTTAGATCATGTATTTGGTGGTTCTGCTTATACAGCACCATCAACTTTATATGTAGGCTTATTTACCGCAGCACCATCTGACACAGGTGGCGGAACAGAATGTTCTGGTGGTTCTTATGCTCGTAAAAGCATGGCAGCAATGACTGTATCGGGAACTTCTCCAACAACAGCAACCAATGGTGCAGCAGTAGAATTTGTAACTGCTACTGGATCTTGGGGAACTGTAACTCATGTTGGAATTTTTGACGCAGCTTCTAGTGGAAACTTAATGGCTTGGGCAGCTTTGACAACATCAAAAGCAGTAACAAGTGGTGATGTTTTCAGATTTAATGCTGGCGAATTAGACGTAACATTAGCTTAATATCATGGCCTCAGTAGGCTATGGCTCATATAACTACGGAGTAGCTGCTTATGGCACTCCGCAGTATGAAGTTGCATCCGCAACAATCGCACAAACATCAGGTGTAACTGCTTCATCTAGCGTTCTTCTTAGTGCGTCTGCAACATCAGCACAAACCAGCACATTTACTTCTGCTGGTACTTTAGTATTACTTGGTCAATCAACATCAGCGCAAACAAGTGGGTTTAGCGCAGCAGGTCAAATTGTATCTCTTGGTTCAGCCACATCAGCGCAAACATCAGGCTTTAGTGCTACAGCACAATTAATTGACCTGGCATCAGCTACCATAGAACAAACCTCTGGGTTTAGTGCAACGGGTGGTATCTTACATTTAGGAGCATCAACGATTGCTCAAACCTCTGGTATGACAAGTGCTGGAGAAATAGTAAAAGACGGATCAGCAACATCAGCTCAGACAAGTGGCTTTAGTGCTGATTGTGTTCTAATCCATTTAGGATCAGCAACACTAGCGCAAACTTCTGGCATGAGTGGTGTTCCAGTATTCTCATTGGCTGGTTTTGCGACCATTGCACAAGAAAGTGGATTTAGTGCCAATGCAAATAAAACGCATGGTGGAGTCTCCACGATAGCAGAAACAAGTAGTTTTTCTGCGATAGGTAGTTTAAAATGGGAGAACCAGACTGTAGCGACTACGACTTATACAACGCAAACTCCAGCTACAACAACTTGGACAAATCAGACACCATCAACAACGAATTGGACTGATATAGCAGCTTAAAACAGGTAATTTTTTATGGCAGATACATTTACAACAAATTTAAACTTAACCAAACCCGAGGTCGGTGCATCTACTGATACTTGGGGTGGCAAAATCAATACTGACTTAGATACAGTTGATGCAATTTTTAGTGCAACTGGTACATCGGTTGCAATTAACCTAGATGGAGCAGTTATTGATAGTTCTGTCATTGGTGGCACTACTCCAGCAGCAGGTACTTTTACTACTTTAACTGCAAACACCTCGATCACAGGCACACTTGCAACAGCAGCCCAACCTAATATTACAAGCCTTGGTACTCTTACAGCTCTTACGGGCGGTACAGGAGATTTAAACTGGGATAGCGGAACTTTATTTGTAGATTCTTCTACCAATAATGTTGGTATTGGTACAACTAGTCCAACTTTCAATAGTGGAGCAGGTTTACACTTAACAAGTTCAGGTAGCGATACAAGATTACATATTAGCAATAATACAGTTGGCAATACATCAGGCGATGGCGGTTATTTATTTATGGGTAGTGATGGCACACTAGGATTATTAAATAGTGAAAATGCTGACATTAGACTTTACACTAACGGAACAGAAAAAATGCGTATTAATAGTTCTGGTCAAGTTACAGCAAGTCAATCAGCTAACATTACACAAGTTGCAATCACCTCAAGCTCTAACGCAGTAGCTTGGGATGCAAAAGCAGC